CGAAGTTCCAGAAGCGCTACGTCAACAACCCGAATTTATTTGTCCAGGAGATCCTGGGAGCCACTCCAGATGACTGGCAAGCCGATGTATTGGATATGGTTGCTGGCGTTGGCAAGTATGATTCGCAGCGTCGTAAAATTTCAATTGTTAGCGGACATGGGGTGGGCAAAAGTTGTTGTGCGTCCTGGGTAGCACTGTGGCATATGATCTTCCGGTTTCCACAGAAATCAATAATAAGCGCCCCCTCCCACTCACAACTACATGATGCTCTTGGCTCTGAGATCCGCGCCTGGATCACTGTTCTCCCTGGAGTAATCCGGGATCAAATGGAGGTACTTTCAGAGCAGATAAGACTAAGGGCTGCACCCAACGAAAGTTTCATTTCGTTCCGCGTTGCAGCCAAAGAAAATCCTGAGACATTGGCTGGGATTCATAGTGAGAACGTGCTTTTAGTTTGCGATGAAAGTTCTGCTATTCCCGCGGAGATATTCGAGAGTGCAGCATCATCTCAATCTGGTGAGCACGCTTCGATTTTATTATTAGGTAATGGAACCAGGGCAACAGGATTCTTTTATGACACCCATCATAAATTTGCTCGGGACTGGGAGACCCGGCGGGTTTCCTGTTTAGATTCAAAGAGGGTATCCAAGGAGTTCGTTGAAGAGATCAAGGCCAGGTACTCAGAAAATTCCAATCAATGGCGGGTCAGGGTCATGGGTTTGTTTCCGGAAGCAGATGAGGATTCGATCATTCCGAGGCATTTAGTTGAGAACTCAATTGACCGCCAGGTAGATCCAGTTGGCGGCCCAGTAACGATTGGAGTTGATGTAGCCCGGTTTGGCCAAGATAGCTCCGCAATTGCATTACGCCAGGGGAATACACTATTGGGTCAAGTCAAGACAAAGCGTGGCCTGGACACAATGCAAGTTGCAGGATGGGTCAGGTCAGAGATGGATGAGCTCAAGAAGAAGAAGCTTGAGATTGGCGATTGTTGTGTGGATTCGATAGGAATCGGAGCGGGGGTTGTAGATAAGTTGTTATCCGACGGCATAGATTGTCGCGGAGTCAATGTTTCTGAGGCTCCCTCTATAAAGGGGCAGCATCTCAACTTACGCTCCGAGCTTTGGGAGAAGTGCAAGGAATGGTTTGAGGGCCGCGATGTAGTGATCCCCAATGACGAGCAATTAATCGCAGAGCTCTGTTCGGTCCGTTACAACTATTCTACTTCCGGGAAGATTAAAGTAGAGTCCAAGGACGAGATCCGCCGCCGTCTTGGTCGCAATGCATCTCCGGATGCAGCGGACGCCCTCATTTTAACATTTGCCTCATATGCCACCAGGAAGGGGATCCCCTGGAACAAGCCTCTCATTCGAGAAATGCCTGGAATAGTTTAAGTGTTACTATTCGTTACCGGGTAACAGTAATTTCCTACGGACCTCCAATAAGCTTGACTTTAAGTTGACTTCGAGTTAATGTGCCTTCATATATAGAATTAACTTAACATAATATCTACAGCGCAAGTTATTATGTTAAGTTATATGAACAACACATTACTCATAATACATGGCCCTAACCGACGCTGAGATAAGACAGCAAACAGCAGAACTCGAAGCAGAACAGATTCGCCTGGCGGGTGATGAGCCAATGGATGAGGACGAGCTCGAGTCTATAGTTGCTGGTCTTATTGATGATGCTCAGGACTACATTGACCAGACCGAGGCCCTGGACCGTAACCAGGCAAATGACTATTTCCAGGGGCGGCCATTTGGCAACGAAGAACCCGGCCGCAGCCAGGTTGTCTCTCGAGATGTTCGCGACACTGTGGCACTAATGATGCCCCAGGTTATGCGAACTTTCTTCGGATCAGAGAAGGTAGTTGAGTTTGTACCTCGAGGTCCAGAGGATGTTCAGATGGCCGAGCAAGCCACGGACTTTGTAAACCAGGTTTGCATTGGCCAGGACAACGAGGGCTTTTCTGTATTTTACAATATATTCCGTGACGCCCTGGTAAAACGAGTGGGAGTCGCGAAAGTAGATTGGGAACGTAGAGAGGAGGTTGAGCACGAAGAGTACACCGGGTTAGATGACCAGGGTCTTCAAGCATTAATGTCTGATCCAGATATCGAAGGTTCATCTTTAGAATCGTACCCGGATCCAAATTTTGTTCCACCGCCTCCACCACCGCCACAACAGGTCTCTCCCGGCGGACCGCAGCCCGCGCCACCGCAGGAAATGGAAGCTCCGCAGTTGCACGATGTTGTGATCCGCCGTCTTTCCACAGAGGGTCAAATAACGATAGAGGCCCTACCGCCAGAGGAGTTCATAATAGATCGCAGAGCCAAGGGCCTGGGAGAAGATGAATTCACCATTTGCGGACATAGGCGATATCTGACTGTCAGTGAACTCACCAGTATGGGGTATGACTATGATGAGATGCTCGAATTGGCCGGGGATGAGGACTCTTTCGGCACAAACACGGAGTTGCTATCACGCAACCCATTGGGTAATTACGCAGATCATTTGGACGCAGGGGAGGCGAATAAGAGGGTCCTATATGTGGAGGCATATGCAAAAGTGGACTTTGGCGGTTCAGGAATCGCTTCACTCCGCCGCTTTTGTTGCGCTGGGTCTCATTTTAAATTGCTACATCATTCTCCAGTTAATTCTGTACCATTCCAAATCTTTTCTGGGTACAAGGAGCCGCACCTTTGGAAGGGCTCCAGCGTCGCGGACCTAACTTCTGATATTCAGAAAATCAAGAGCTCCGTTTTACGTTCAACCTTAGACAGTCTCAGCAAGAGTATATTTCCAGACACCTGGGCAGTTGAGGGACAATGCAGCCTTGACGATCTAAGTTCTAATCGAGTCGGAAAAATAATCCGCACCAGGGCTCCAGGAATGATTGGCGAATTTTCAACATCATTCAATGGAAAAGAAGCCTTTCCGATGCTGGACTATTTAGACCAGGTAAAGGGTGATAGGACCGGAATGTCCAAGGCGAGTATGGGCCTAGATCCATCGGCACTTCAATCATCAACGAAAGCAGCAGTATCTGCGACTGTGGCAGCTTCGGCTGCACAACTGGAGCTCCTATGTAGGGTGTTCGCAGAAACTGGCATGAAGCCTTTATTTAAGAAGATATTAAAACTATTACATACTCACCAGGACAAGGCCAGGATGGTTCGTTTACGGAACGAATGGGTACAAGTGGATCCACAGACCTGGAACCAGATGGACGTAAGCGTAAACGTCGCACTCGGCCTGGGAACTAACGAAGAGAGAATGGGGATGCTGGCAGGTTTAGCTGCAAAGCAGGAAGCAATCCTGGAGAAGCAGGGACCACAGAATCCATTGGTAACCAACCAGCAGTACCATACTACATTGGCAAAGATGACCGAGTTATCTGGATACAAGGACGTACAATCCTTCTGGACCAACCCAGCAACATACAAGCCTCCGCCTCCGCCTCCTCCGCCAGAGGATAGTCCAGACGAAATATTCGCAAAAGCACAAGCCGCGAAGGCCACCGCAGATATTACCAGGGACCAGGAAAAAATAAAATTAGATCGCGAAAAAATGATTCGCGAGGATGATTTGAACAGGGACAAATTAGATGCAGAACTCTCGATGAAGAAAGACGAGCTCGAGAGTAAATATCAGACAACAATCGATCAGACGGAGATCCGGGGACAAATCGAGAAGGACCGTGAGCAGATAAAACTGGAGCAGATGCAACAGCAACAACAAGCGCAGCCTCAACAAGCTCAGCCTCCGGAAATGCCCCCGCAGGACATGAACCCGGAGCAAATGGGTCCATCGATCCCGGACTTTCCGCCTGACCAGATGCCTTTACCATCGTGACAAAAAAGAAAAAGGGTCTCTCCGCGCGTAAGACACCAGAGGAGCAGATCCAACAAGGGAATGCGGCAGATGCCGTTTTAACTTCTCCAGTTTTCATAGAAGCATTTGAGATCCTGGAGGAAAAATACATCAACTCATGGCTTTCCAGTGGAATGTCGGACAAGGACCACCGCGAGACTCAGTTTTTGAGTTTACGAGTCCTCTCTGAGATGAGATTGGAATTGGAGTCAATGGTTAATGGTGGAAAGATCGCCAAAAACAATTTATAAGGATTCGCTGCGAGCGAACAACCTTGGAAAGTAATATATGGCAGAAGAAGTACAGGGGGAGGTTCTCCATGTGGGGACTGAACTAGAAGATGCCGCAAAGGCATGGGGAAAGGATTTGGCCCTCGAGTCTGGTGAAGAACCAGAGGACGAAGATAACCAAACTGACCCGGAGGTTCCAGAAGATGAACCACCAGAAGAGGAAGAGCAGCAGGAGGAATTAGAGGAAGAGGAAGAAGACGAGGAGGCAGAATCAAACGTACAGAAATTTCAAGTACGTTCTGATGGCGAAGACCTAGAGGTCAGCCTGGATGAACTTATCTCCGGCTACAGTCGTCAATCTTCTTTTACTAAGAAATCCCAAGCCCTGTCAGAGCAAAAGAAGGGCTTTGAGAACGAACTTGCAGAGTCAAGGGAAATGAGGGCGCAAGCTCTTCAGATCCTGGAGAATGCAAAATCGGCTCAGACTCAAGCGCCAGAAAAGGATGCAAACTATTGGACCGATCTCAAGGAAACGGATCCCCTACAGTTCATGCTGGAGCGCGATGCTGTTCGAGAAGATCAGTTCCAGGGACAAATGAGGGAGCAGCAGATACAGACGCTGCGAGCTCAGGAGGACGCGGAACAAAGATCTAATCTCGAAAAATATGTTGACTCACAAAAGGGAGTTCTAAAAGAGCTCGTCCCAGAGTGGGGTGATAAAAAGGTAGCAGATGCAGAGAAGAAACTGATCCTGGAGTATGGACTTGGGGTGGGTTTCGATCAAAGTGAGCTAGACCAGGCATTCGACGCCAGGGCCGTAGCGACTATGCGGAAGGCTGCACTTTACGATCAACTAACGGCAAAGCGAAAGGGGTTAAAACCCATCCAGAGAACTAACATGAAGGGGGGATCCCAGGCTGGAGATCCCAAACAAATACGTTCCGGGAAGGCGTCGGCAAGGTTAAAGAAATCGGGTAGCGTCGATGACGCGGCTCAGGTTTTTTACAACATGATTCGTTCAAAATAATAAAGGAAAAATACTATGGGTATCATAGCAAACACTTTTGAAACGTACCAAGCCATAGGCAACAGAGAGGACCTCGCGAATACGATATATAATATATCGCCTTCAGATGTGCCTTTTATGTCTATGATTGGGCGCTCAAAAGCAAAGAATACACTCGTGGAGTGGCAAACAGATGCGCTCGCAAGTGCGGTCGCTACAAATGCACAGAAAGAAGGCGATGACTATGCCTTTGATCAAGTAACGCCAACAGTGCGTTTAACTAATCATACTCAGATTTCTCGAAAGACAATCATTGTGTCTGGTTCCCAGCAAGCTGGAAATCATGCAGGAGTTTCTTCGGAGCTCGCATATGGTCTCGCCAAGAAATCTAAGGAATTAAAGCGCGATATGGAATCGTGCTTGACTAACAAAGTGGCAAAAGCCGCAGGAGCATCAGATACTGCCAGGAAACTGGGAGGACTTGAAACCTGGATTTCATCCAACACATCTCGTCATTCTGGCGGGTCCGGTGCTGGAGGTGGTGCTGCACCAACGGATGGTACTCAACGTGCCTTCACCATTGCAATGTTGAAATCTGTCATACAAAGCTGTTATTCGGCTGGATCGGATTCCAATACCATAATGGTTGGTCCATTTAATAAAGGAGTTCTCTCCGGCTTTGCAGGTCGTGAAGGAGCCCGTCAGATGTCATCAGAGAAGAAAATCAATGTGGCTGCTGACCTTTTTTCTTCTGACTTTGGAGATTACAAAGTAATTCCCAATAGGTTCCAGCGTGACCGCTCGGCATTCGTCATTGACCCAGAGTATTGGTCAGTTGCGTACTACCGTGATTTCAAGCAGGAAGAAGTTGCAAAAACCGGGGACGCAATTAAAAGGGCGCTTTTGGTAGAATTCACGCTTGTCTCAAAAAATGAGGGAAGTTCGGGAATCATTGCTGACCTGACAACTAGTTAATCAATGAGTTCTAAAAAACTCTTAGACTGGTCCCAGAATCGGAAAGAAATCTTCCACTGGGACCAACATGATAAAACTTTCACGGTTGAAGCTAAGGAAGACTGCGAGCCATTGATTAAAATGGCGAAAGATATGTCTGAGCTCCAACCATCAAAAGAGTGGAGGCATTCTGCGGTAATACCGCAGTTTGTCCTCGACCAATCGATGAGGGAGAGATGGGAACCAAAGGATTGGAAACGGTGGGCAAACGATTCCCACAACAAGATGTTTCGGACCTGGCCTGGGAGACTCTAAAGGTTGCAGTCGTAGTACCGTCATGTTCGGGATTATGGCCAGCAAGGTTTGGCGAAAGCCTGGCAAATATGGTTACCTATTTCCAGGGTAGTCATTTTGAGGGAGATCACGAAATAAAAGTCTTTTCCTTCTGTGGGAAAGTAATGCCGGAGATTCGGCATCATTTAATTGGTGAGTCAATCTCATGGGGAGCAACCCATGTTTTGATGCTGCAGCCGGAGATCGTATTCCCGGTGGATTCAATACACCAGTTACTTGCTCGAGGGCGAGCGATTATTGGAGTTAATTATTTAACCGATATAATCAAGAATGATTATGCTGCATACCGGAAATCTGGAACGGTACATCCGGATCCAAAAGGTCCAGAAACTGAGGCGGTCGATGGAGTTGTTCCAGGGATGGTCTTATTTAACATTCCCGTTTTCGACGTCCTGGAGATACCGTTTTTCATTCATCAGCAGATTGGCGATACACCAGGGTTCACTGAGGACCACATTGGATTTTGGGAGCAAGTGAAAAAGCATAAGATTCCATGCGTCATTGATCACAAATTGTCGCTGGAAATTAAATCGTTACATCATGGAGAATTGTGGCATTAGCAAATTTTACTGACCTGAAAGCATCCGTAGCGGATTTCCTAAACAGATCTGATCTAACTTCAGTGATTCCAGATTTTGTGACAATGGCAGAGGCAGAGTTTAACCGGACCTTGAGGGTACGGGAAATGTCTATTCGGACACAAGGCCAGATTGATGGTCAGTATGTGAAACTGCCAGACGATTTCCTGGGGATGCGTAACATTGACTTGATGACTGATCCAGTGACTCCAATGACATATAAGAATCTCCAGAACCTGGATATCCACAGGGCCGGAGATGCAACTGGTAAACCAATATATTATTCAATTATTCAGAATAATATCGAGTTTGCACCCGTCCCGGATGGAACATATACACTTGAGATTGTGTATTACCAGAGGATACCGACACTTTCTGTAAACATCACCACCAATTGGCTTTTGGACAATCACCCAGATGCATATCTTTATGGTACGTTGCAACATTCTGCACCCTATTTACATGATGATGAAAGAGTAGGAATCTGGGCCGGGAAGTATCAACAGGTCATTGAGCAAATCACAACATCGGATGAGAAGGCCAAATTCAGTGGTTCAACTCCGAGCATTTCATTCACGCCCTTCTAATAAACGATTATGGCAGGACTCACGAATTACCTTGAAGACAAAATAATTAACCATGTTTTTGGTACAACAACATACGACAGGCCCACAAATTGGTATGTTGGACTTTTGACTGCAGCCCCATCCGACTCAGCAGGAGGAACAGAGGTGACAGGAGGTGCGTATGCCCGTCAGGTTTGTGCTTTCACGATAAGTGGTTCAGGAACCGCACAGGCAGCCAATACGTCAGCAATAACCTTTCCAACTGCAACTTTAGATTGGGGGACAGTTGGATGGATAGGAATCTATGATTCAGTTAGTGGAGGTGAGTTAGTGGCCTTCCAAAATCTGCAAAAATCGGATTTTTCCACCACTACAACAAAAATTATAAATGATGGAGACATTTTCAAGTTCAATGCAACCACAATCAAAATACAACTTGACTGATGTTCGGATTATCCACATTTGGTCATGGGGAGTTTGGTACAGTAATTCGGCCCGGATATGGAATTATTCCATCAACCTCTATAGCCCAGACTTTCGGAATTGCACAATGGCCTGGACACGCTCAAACCTCTTCAACTTCGACTGTTTTAACATATGGGAATAGAGTTCGGACAGGATGGGGTGATATGCAAGGCACGACAACCATGTACTCATATCCGGTTGCTATATGGGCTGGTTTTGGAGATACAGTAACAGGACAAGGGACTATTTTTACTTTTGGATACCTTGCATGGGACAAACAGGATTTACCGGATGCAACATGGGGCAACCAGGATTTATCGGATGTAACATGGGGCAACCAGGCTTTATCGGATGCAACATGGTCAACTCAAACAGTGAGCTAATATATGGCAAACACAACTAATTTCAGTATTGAAAAACCCAATGTAGGTGGAGCAAGAAATTCCTGGGGTGGAATTGTAAATATAGGTATCGACAAACTTGACGAATTATTGTCCCTGGCAATACCCATCGGTACAATCCAGATGTTTCCCATGTCAACTGCACCCACGGCAACCCTCAACGGTGGAACATGGTTGGTCTGTGATGGTGGTCTTTTAATACAATCTAATTATCCAGACCTTTATGAATTGATTGGATCAACATACGATGCAAGTGGGACGAATGCATCAACTCATTTTAACCTCCCAGATTTTCAAGCAAGAGTTCCTGTAGGCTATAATGTTGCAACTATTGGTGAAGGAACTGTTGGTGTAAGGTCTATACGAGAAATAGCAACAACTGCAGATGGTACAGAAGGCCACATTTTAGCAGATGCTCAAATCCCAAAACACGCACATGGAATAACTGATCCTGGACACATTCATCCAATTGATCCTACAACTGCTCACTCCCATATTGGAGATCAAACTGGTGGAAAAACCTCCTCTGATCCAGTGGTAATAAATGATCCAGAACATGGACATACAATCACAGGAATTGGACATGATTACTCATCTCCAGAGACAGATTATAGTGTAGGATATGATAGGAATGAAGACGATCCAGCCTCTACATTGGCAGTTCCTAACGCATCAACTGGCATCACCATTGATGACCACAGTCACACTTTGGCTACTGATGCAAGCGGTACTAGTATAACTACTGGCCTGACCGGAATTACAACCACCCAGACTAACCTTGCAGCTACCCGTTTTACGACAACAGATGAGCAAGCAACCGGAGATGCATCACACAACAATATGCAGCCTTATATTACTGTTCAGTACATAATTTTAGCAAAACATCCTTCATTTTAGGTGAACCGTGAGTACGATAAATTATACAGTCACAGTAGCATCTGCTAAGTTTCTGATTGATGGTGCAGTTGCACCAAAACTCACGTTCCGGGATGGAGATACCTATGTTTTCGATCAAGCAGATTCATCGAACTCTGGTCAAATACTCCAGTTTTCAATAACGTCCAACAACTCTGGATCGGCAGAGTACACCACTGGAGTTACCAAAACTGGTACACCGGGGAATGCTGGTGCTTCAACGCTGATCGATACCTCTGGTAGTACCCCAGATACTCTCTACTACTACTCTTCGGGAGGAGGAACATACGGAGAGGAATTTAGCAACTCTGGTTTTAACACTACATCAGAAGGCATACTGAAACCCATCGTTGGTGCAGAAGCAACCTCAGAGAAATGGGGGCCAATGGTCAATCATGCAATCGACCAGATTGTTGACCTGACTGTACCAAAGTCTGGAGGCACTTTTTCTGGAGACTTAACAGTGACCGGAGATATGACCGTCTCTGGAACAACTACAACACTTGATACTGAATTACAAAGTGTAGATAAGCTGGAAGTAGGAGCCAATAGTTCTGACTACGGAGCACAGATAAATCAGACGGGTACAGGGAATATTCTACAGTTGCAGGACTCCGGAGTGAATAAGGTTGTGGTGGCAGATGGTGGAGCAATTACTTGGCCCAGTGGTGGTTCAGTAAATGCTAATACTGCCTATACCCATTCACAAGCTGCTCATCTTGCTTTAGGTTCTACGAGTTCTACTGCACATAGAGGTGACCAAGGGGCAACTGCTTATACTGATCGTTTCAAATGGGATGGTGGAGCAACAGGATTAACTGCGGCAACAGGTAAAACTTCATTAGGGTTAAATAATGTAGATAATGTAGCAGATGCAAGTCAAACTTCAGTAGGAGCATTAAGTTCTGGTTCAATCGTCTCTGGTTTTACGTCTATTAATGGTACTCCCATTGGTGCATCTTCAGAATCAACAGGTAAATTTTCCTCTCTTAATGCCACTTCTATTGGTGCAACGAATGAAGGGTCAGGTGTATTTACTACTCTTGAAGCTAGGTCATCTTTAACTGCTACCGGAGGTGGAAAATCAATATCATTTGTTCCTAGTACAACGACAATTACTGCGACAGGTGGTATATTGGATATTGTAGGTGCTGTTGGAGTAAATATTAGCCTTGGAAGTAGTGCAGGTAATGACTTTAATGTAGATGTTAATAAACTGGTAGTAGAAGGAGATACTGGCAGAGTAGGAATCGGAGTAGTTGATCCAGACGAAAAACTTGAAGTAAATGGAAACATTCGTTGTGACGGTCATTATTACGCTAACCCTTCCCATACAACTGAAATAGGGCATTACAATGGTGGTCTAATAAAAAGAATCCGAATGTCACAAGGTGGTGAGTTACATTTCGGTGATTCTGGTGACTCTAACTTTCTTGGTATAACTGAGGGAGTTGTTGGTAATTTTGCAGACCAAGATTATTTGTCATTACATTACCGGGGTAAATTGGAACTGTATGGCAATCCCACCAATACCAAGCGTTTTACTTTTGATTCCAGTGGTGGCTTTTACCCTACAGGAAATGGAACACAAACTTTAGGTACTTCATCAAACCAATGGTCAAATGTATATGCTGGAGCCATAACGGGAGGGACTTTAAAGACAACCAATGGTCCAACAATATCTGATAATTCAAATTTTATAGACAGAACTCTTAAAATTAAAGGGGGTGCTGGGGGTGACGTTGGAATTTCTGGTTATGACAGTAGTGATAATTGGAGATTCCAAGTATTTGGGAATCCCAATGATTATGGTTTCTTAGGTTCTAACTGGGGGAATTGGGATATAAGGAAGACTGTTGGTGGTGCATTGTACACTAATAACAGCACTACATATTATCTCAATCCACAATCAACATCACACATATATATATTAACAACTGGTGGTCCGTCAAGTTTTGGTCAGCAGGTTGCTCCCAGTACTGACAATGCCTACAATTTAGGGACTGGTTCATTAAGGTGGGCAAATATATATACTGCAGATATGCATCTTTCAAATAAGGGTAAGGAAGGTGGTAACGAAATAGATGGAACAACTGGAGAGTGGACTATCCAAGAGGGAGATGAAAACTTGTTTGCAATTAATAGAACAACAGGAAAGAAATTTAAAATGAACTTAACGGAGGTTTAAAATGTTTATAGGAACTGTTGCCGGGGCGATATCGGCAAGAGGAGGGCAAGGGGGCAACCAAAATGCATCGATTTGGTCCGGAAACAACTACCATAGAAGAGTCTCATATTCTACATATACCGGATCGAGTGGTGGTACATTCACCATTATGAAGTACGGCAGACACTGGTGGGGTACAGGGAATTGTCATATTCATATCCATGAGACTTGGTGGGGTCCTAACTCAAGTTATGGTCATTTTCTGGTACATGGTCATACCAGAAGTGGTAATCCTTCTATTGGTACTATATACAATACGGGTGTAGGAACTCCATTTGCTGCTGACTATGATAGTAGTAATGAAAGGTGTAACATTAAGTTCAGTCATGGCTCCTACTACAGATATACTATTGTGTGTACGAATATTGAATCCCAATATTGTACCTCTGATAGCACTGTTGGTCATGGTAACAGTGGTGGTGGAAATTCGTGGCATATGTATGGTTCATCGGAGATAATCTAAGGAAACAGGAGAAAGATGACAACACCAGTTGAAGAAATGGAAGAGGAGTCATTAGAGCTTTTAACAAGGATGTTTGATGGTTCAAGAGAGGAAGCAATAGAGCGTTATGATGAAATGGTTGATAAGGCAAAAGCAGATGATATTGTATGGATAGCAACTCAATATCAGAGGGACAGAAAAGAAGCATACTTCCACCTAACCCAATTTGAATTACAATACGATGATAGTTTGGATGGTGGTACTAGATGGAAGGACGCAATCCAAGCTATAAAGGATAAATATCCAAAACCAGAAGCTTGAAATGACACTAGAAGAAATAGATAAGATCATAACTGATCTAAGCAGCCAGATTCCGAATATGCAAGCACAACTGCACCAGGCACAAGGTTACAAGCAAGCTCTTCTTGATGCTGAAAAGTCTGAAGAAGAAGCAGAAGAAGCACCAGCGGAATAACGGACAATCATGTCCGATACAACATTGAAAATTAGAAGTATAACTCCGAATTTGCAAGGAAAATGAATGAGATTCATAAAAAGATTTTTGCCAGGAATATTAATATTTATAACCATTGCTTTATTAATTGGGGTTATATTCTTTTCTTTGCCTCATCGCCCAAAAGCGGAGCCGCCTAATTTCGATCAGCATAATTACCGGGTTTCTCCTTACAAGGCACAGGAAAAAAGCAATGTAAATACGGCCTTGGATGATGTGATTAACCTCATACTGAAACAAGGTTTTGCCGGAGCTATCATAGTCTGCTTGGGGGCTTGGACGTTTAGGGAGAGCAAATTAAACAGAGCTACCCAAAAGGAGAATTTCGATAAGTTCGTTCAGATTAGTGCAGAGTGTTCAGGCCATATGGCAAGTGTGAGCGCACGACTAGAGAACATAGAACGAGAAATTGAGTCAAGCAAACAAATTCAAATGCTTTCCAATAGAAAGGGGTAGCATTAGACTGTTCCTGGTAATCATTTTATTAACTGGATGTTCCACAACATCGGAAGTGGAATTAGGCCACTGGGTCAAGGGGTTCAGTGATTTGTCAGTCTGGCAGTGTGTAGAGTCATTTAAACCTCATTCTAACAAGGAGTGTTAAATATGCCATTTTTAGTACCATTGATAGGCGGAGTCGTAAAGACACTCTGTATGAGTGCGCTTAGTGAGAAGCTTTTAACTCAGGTAATTCTGGTTCTTCTTACCAGGCTTTGTGCTTCTACGTCTAACACCATCGACGATGAATTTTTGATACTTTATAAAAAAAGTATCGAAAATAAATAGTACTAATTTAGTCCTATTTTACTCCGCCGAACATTCTTTAAAATTTTAGCTGGATGGATAACTATGCTCGCCTGTAAAAATTTTACTACCGAGGAACTCGCCTGTAAAGGGTCAGACTGCTGCAACGGTGGCAATAAGTGTGTAGATGAGCTCGTTGAAAAGCTCCAGCAACTAAGAGATGAGGTTGGTTTCCCTATTCAGATTTCTAGCGGGTATCGCTGCGAAACACATAATCGCGTTATAGGAGGTCATCCAACCTCGAGCCATTGTGATGGCCTTGCAATTGACGCGCTCTGTTCGGGCCAGAGGGCATTAGATTTAGTGGCTGCGGCCATTCCTATATTCGAGGGGGTAGGCATAAGCCAGAAGAGTAAATCGCACAATAAACGATTCGTGCATTTGGATATTAAACCTGGTAAAAGAATGTGGTCGTATTGAAATGGAAATTGAACTTACTCTTGAGTCTGGCCTTGTTTGTGATTTTACTCCCGACTTTCGCTTGCCCAACTCATGCGACACCGAAAAGATTCAGTGGAAATTTCAACACGGAAAACATTCGCATCTTGTGGCAAATGTGTTCGACGAACCACCAGATGAAGGGGTTCCCACAGAACGTGTACATCCCGATCTGTGATTGTTTTATTGATAAAATCCGAAGCAGATTCGATAATTCGACTCAGCTAGATAATATGAGCCAAAAAGAGGGGGCTGAGTTAGCTACCGTTTTACGGTTAAACTGTAACACATATAGGTCCAATTAATAGTTTTTTAAAATGGAAGGTAATCACCCTGTTCAGTTATAAGACAAAGGATGGATACAGGGGGTCCTTGGTCCGAGTAAAGAAAAAGAATGGCACTACTACCAATTAAAATTGCTCCAGGGTTCTTCAAGAATGCCACCCAGTACCAGGCAAAGAATCGCTGGTATGATGGGAACCTCGTTAGGTTTTCTGAGGGTCGAGTAAGGCCAATTGGAGGGTGGCAAAGATTGACAGATACTCAGATTACCCAAAAACGTGGAGTAGCAAAATTAACAATCACTGATCCCGGCTCTGGATATGTAGGAAGTGGGGAACTCTCAGCAGTCGGGTCGGCCGTACAATTTGAAGGGACATATACTGTTTCAGGTGGGAAAATTTCAACAGTAAAAATCACTGATCCTGGAACTGGATACACCTCTATTCCAACGATTGTTTTGACTCCAGACACGGGTACTGCTGGAAGTGGTGCAGTCATCACAGCAGAACTTTATACTGGTGTTGATCCCATACGAGGGCTACACTCTTGGAGGTTGTCAACAGGAGCAAGATACTTGGCAATTGGGTCAGTTCAATCCCTGAGAATTTGGGATGGGTCACAGAGTGCAGGAGTTAATGCTCCAATCTATGACATTACTCCACCAACCTCTCCGGGGTCGGCTTTACCATTCCATCAGCAAGCCGATTTTGAGATAGCAGGTCTGGGTTTCGGAGCCTTACAATATGGTGGTGACACAGGAGTTACATACAAGCTCTCTGGTTCTGGAGGTTTTGCTCATACAGCATACACGGGATCAAAGGCAGGAGGAGACATTTATGGAACACCAAGATATTCTGCTGACGATCCAAATGTACAAGACGCAGATGCATTTCGTGACAATTTTGCAAGTGTTGTCTCCTTTGACAACTTCGGGGATGATCTTTTAGCCTGTCATTCTGGAGAAGGAACTATTTGGTATTGGTCAATTCACACAGGAGGCAGTGTAGAAAAGACATTCACTACTGCATCTGGTATTACTGAACTCCTGCCCGTAGGTCCAACTCCAGCAAGTATTCAGCCCTATACTTACATTCCAGATGGTACTAATAAAACATTCACTACCTCAAGTGGTATTACTGCACTCACTGCCACAGGTGAATCTGGTAATCCAGCCAATACTTATCTTCCAGATGATCTTAGTCAAACCTTCACTACCTCAAGTGGTGCTGAAGTACTCGTACCTGTGGGTCCGACCCCAGCAAGTATCCAGCCGAAAACTACAGGCCAATGGGAATGTAACGACCCACACAATTCTAATGGTGCAATTGAAATAACACACACTAATGTAGAGCAAACTCTTACTTCTGGGAGTGGTAATGGAGCAAAATTTACGGTTGTAACTCAATTAGGTCTTGCTATGGCAGCTCGTATCTATTATTCCAATACCACGGTTACTAATTTAGCTGCATCGGGCGGTACTTCTGATCTTCGTGTAGGTATGCTCGTACATGGTTTATCTAGTTTTGGACATAGTGTTACTCCTACTATTGCAGATATACCTAATAATGACACAATATTCCTATCTGCTGCTAATGGTTATGGTGCAGGTACTTATGCTACAAATTGGGTGTCGTTTATAGACCCAGCAACACGCACGGGGGGTGCTGGGTTTTGGGCGGGCAACCATAATATTAGTTCATCGTGGGTTGGTGATCACGGTCTGGCAGTAGATGATGAAATATATTTTACTGGAAATTTTCACGGTATAACTGGTTTTACTGCAAACACAACTTATTATGTACATTCTATTATTAACGATTATACTTATAGAGTATCTGCCACACAGGGTGGTAATTCCATTCAAGCTGGGGGGTCGGGTATAGCTGACTGTACGTTTCACCAAGACACTGAATCACCACACTTAAAGTCAGTAACACCCACAACTGCAGGGGGAGGATATGCCGAAGGTGACACTATTGTATTAACTGATCCGGGTAATACATCACATACTGCAACAATTACCGTAGGTCCTACTGGCACTGGTCTTACATCTACTGCACATACACTTGAAAATGGGCATAAAGTACAACTTTCTACCACTTCAGCATTGCCTGGAGGACTTTCGACCAACACTGATTTTTATATTAGAGACAAGACTGCTAATACATTTCAACTTGCAACAAGTTTAAACGGAACTGCAATACCAATTACCTCTGGAGGTACCGGGACACACACATGGACAAACTCTGGTGCAAATCTAGCTTATTGGCAGAGTGGCCTTCCAACACACACAAATGTATCTCAAACCAGCACCTCTGGTTCTGGGAGTGGAGCAAGATTTACAATTGCAGTTCCATCTGAAACATACTTGTCTGCAGTAGTCGTTGCAACTGCAGGTGTGAATTATGCTGTTGGAGACACTATAGTAGTAACTGATCCTGGTAATACAGCAAATGTTGCAACACTTACAGTAGGTACTCTTGACGGAACTATTACATCTACTGGACATGGACTTGTTGACACAAATAAAGTTCAGCTTTCTACCTCTGGAGCATTACCAGGAGGACTTGATGCAGCCACAGATTTATACGTTAGAGACAAGACTGCAGATACATTTAAACTTGCAACCATTTCCAATGGGACTGCAGTAGCACTTACCACTGTAGGCTCTGGGACACATACATGGACAATTTCTGGAGCAAACAAAGCTCCTTGGCAAAATCAAGGTACACTCACTAATCAAACTCAAACTAGCACCTCCGGTGGTGGTTCGGGAGCAAAATTTACTGTTGTTACCTCAGCAGAAAATAATTTGGGTAGTGTAACAGTCACAACTGTAGGAAGTGGATATGCAGTTAATGACACGATCCTATTAACTGATCCCGGTAATACAGTAAATGTTGCAACAATTACTGTAAAAGCTATTAACTCAGAAATTACACATTCAGGAGCAGGGGTACATGGGCTTAGTGATGGAGATATAGTAAAGGTTTGGACTCTTGGTACATTACCAGGGGACCTTCCGAGCTACACTGATTTATATGTTAGAGACAGCCAGACTGACACATTTAAATTGGCATTAAGTTCCACTGGAGATGCAATAGCATTTCTTGATCAGGGTTATGGAGAACACACATGGAAGAGTCTAACAGGTAGTGCAATATCCTTTAATAATGCAACTCAAACTGCAACTGCACCAGTAACCCTGCAGTCGTTAAATGGTTCAACTGGAGTTCCCGTAGGGTCTAATGTTGCAGTGCTTGTGACACCGGAAAGACATATACTGATCCTTGCCCCAGACGGGGCACATAGAACGATCCAGTGGGGGAGTCAGGATAGTCTCACAGATTTTAGTCCCACTTTACTTAATACAGCAGGAGACTTAGACCTGCAAACCAAAGGCAGAATCATTGGAGGATTTAAGACAAGGTATGGTGTTTTGATTTTCACCACTTCGGATGTTTGGAGGACAAATTACCTTGGGCCTCCCTATGTATATGGGGTAGAACGTCTAACAGAGGGTGCAGGTCCTGTAGGTATGAAAAGCATTGCTGGCAGTGCCGACTTTGTAGCCTGGATGAGCAGGGGCCGTTTCTGGAGTTATACAGGAGGATATATCAAGGAGTTGAGTTGTGAGGTGGCAGATTATGTCTTTACAGATATTAACCTGGATGTAGAGGGACTGATAGCAGCAGGACATAATGGGGAATTTGGTGAAATTTCGTGGTTCTATCCAAAAGAAGGTGATAGTGTTTGCACCAGGTATGTGACATATTCGTATCGGGAGGAACATTGGACAACAGGAGAACTTCAGAGAGTTGCTATGGAGCCAAGTGATGCCCTTGGTTATCCTGTATGGGCAGGATCAGACGGGTACTTATACAGACATGAAATGGACCCGGATACTCATAACGTAATAGTCCCAAGGGATAGTTCAGTGACTGTACCTGCAGATATTGATGCATTGTCAGGTAAAGCAAATAGAGTTGTTGCAAAGGGTGTCTCTACTAGCACACACTCAAATGTAGCAACAGAGAATCACTTGTGTTATGTAGAATCGGGGGCCATAGAAATTGGTGGTGGAAATAAGATGATGAGCGTGAACTCTATTTTGACCGATACGGATGCCGGAACCAATGGACTCCGTATGAAAGTTGTAACGGGGAAAACGCCAGACGCACCGGGTGATATCCACGGACCATTCACCTTGGAGGGTGATGGGTACACGGATTGCCGATTCACTGATCGTCAAGCAATTTTGAGAGTGGAATCCCCCTTTGACCAGGAGTGGCGTTTTGGAGAGGTCCGTTTTGAGGCAGCAGCTTCGGGGAAGAGATGAAGACACAAAAGCCATTACCGAATCCTCCGGTGGAATATGAACCGAAGTATATGTATGACCTGTCCTCATTAATTATTTCGGAGGAAGCAATAACGTGTAAAACCTCCAGGGACAATGTATTTGATACAGGTTCGGTTATACTCAGGTCACCAAATGGCAGTTATTTTAAGATTGTAGTGGCAAATGACGGAGCATTAACTGCTGCTGCCGTGACAACTGTAGGAGACAGACCAGTAACATCAACGAACCCATATGTCTGAACCATTTAATTTTCTTGGTGGGCTAACTGATGAGGAAGTGTCTAAAGGAGAAAAGGAATATTATGATT